ACCGAGCAAGCAGATATGTGTATCGTGTAATGATGACAGGTTATTACATGATGGTCAGTATTTGGTATGTGCTATTTGCCATTGCAGGCAATAGGAAAGATACCACAAAATGACTAAGTTTAGATGTAACTTCTGTTCAGCCAATTCAGATTTTATATGGCTGGATGGTTATCCTGCATCTGATGGTTTTAAGGTATTCCAATGCCTAAAATGCTGCGCTATTGGCACAAAGAACTTAGCTGAGGCAACCGATACCCAAGAGCCTGTAATCCGCTGTGATCAATGCGGTGCTTGGAAGTTTGTCGATAAACCTTGCCATACTTGTGCTTTGATTGAAGCAAAATGAAAATTGGATCATTATGCACTGGTTATGGTGGATTAGATATGGCAGTTGAAGCATATTTTGATGCTGAAATGGTTTGGTGTGCTGAGAATGATAAATATGCATCAAAACTTATTAAGGAAAGATTTAACAAACCCAACTTGGGTGATATTAAACAAATAGATTGGGCTTTAGTTGAGCCAATAGATATTCTTACAGCTGGCTATCCATGTCAGCCTTTTAGCCATGCAGGACAAAGAAAAGGTGATAATGATGAAAGACATATTTGGCCGCACATACTTAAAGCAATTAGCGTTTTATGCCCCAAGTTTATCATCTTGGAAAATGTTAGAGGGCATCTCTCGCTCGGATTTAAGGAAGTTCTCGGCGACCTTACCCAAAATGGGTATGATGCAAGATGGCGTATTGTCCGAGCTAGTGATGTTGGCGCGCCCCATCAAAGAGCAAGATTATTCATTATTGCCTACTCCAATGGCGCGAGATTACAAAGGCAAATCAACCAGAAACATACAACTTCCCAATGCAGTAACTTTGTTGCCAACCCCAACAGCGATGCATGTGAGAAACCACGACGAACCAATCGAGAAATATCGACAAAGAGTGGAGGATTTCAATCAAGGCAAAACACTAGGGAAACCGGGCGCAAGCACAGGTGTAGCTGTGAGATTGATAGCCACGCCAACAACAAATATCAGTCATACAACGGGCAAATGTCGGGATTGGGGCGCAGATTTGCTTCACGATGTGAAATGTCTATGCAGACCATACCGAATACATTGGTCGATGGAAAATTAAACGCTAAATTTGTCGAATATATGATGGGCTTACCTCTTGGGTGGGTAACTGATTTAGACTTATCTCGATCCCAACAATTAAAAATGCTGGGTAATGGCGTAGTGCCACAACAGGCTTATTATGCATTGGAGTTATTACATGAGTGATGGCGGTTATGCAGAAACTTGGTTAGAGACCGATGATTTACGCATTACGACTTGCCGTCTGACCTGCGGTTATGTTAATTGATTTGGAGGCATAGTGTAACATGGACAGAAAGCGTTCGATCTTAAATCGAAAAGCTGAGCCGCCAACGGCTAGGCTCGGAAGGCGCAGAGTTTGGGCGATCCTATTGCTAATTGCATTTAGCCTTTGCTTTTCAAAAGATTATTCCGTTGCTTATAGTCAATACAAAACACAGCATTATAAGCAATATACATTCATAGAATTAAATGATTTAGATCAGTATTACTGTATTGAGGAGCTGTGGCACAAGGAAAGCAGATGGTCGCCAACAGCTAAGAATGCAAGGTCATCAGCATTTGGAATACCACAAATTCTAAAGATGAAAGAACCTAACCCATTCAAGCAAATAGATAGAGGCTTACGCTATATTGAGCACAAACATGGAACACCATGCAAGGCATTACAGTTCCATAATCGTAAAGGATATTATTGATGAGTAGCAGTGCATTACGATCTACTGGTTCAACGCATAGATGGCGACAGATACGGAGTCGTATCCTGCGCAGAGATCAATTCATTTGTCAGTATTGCAACCAAGAAGCTACAACAGTTGATCATGTGATACCAAGAAGGCTTGGTGGTTTAGATAGTGATGATAATTTAGTTGCAAGTTGTCGTAGATGTAATTTAGCGAAAGGTGGGCGTTTTTTTGTGAGCGCACCGACACCACCGACCCCCCGTTCCTTTTCTAACCCACAAAACACCTCGATCAGCCACGATCAGACTGGATCAGATTGATTAACCTTAAAACTGGTGAGATAAGCGTAGATCACGCTCAATCGACATTAGGAGGTGTGCAAACACCGCGTATTCACTCAAAACTCAATGATTTGCCGTCTAAAGGTCAAGAGATGATTGATTTTGCAACCGAACTTGGAATCAATCTTATGGAATGGCAAAAATTCGTGTGCATTCATGCTCATAAAATTAAAGAAGATAATCGGTGGGCAACCGCCGAATTGGGGTTGTGCCTTAGTCGCCAGAATGGAAAGAGCACCTTGATGATGCTTCGAATTCTGACCGGCATGTTTGTGTGGGGCGAAGGATTACAACTTGCATCAGCTCACAGACTTACTACATCACTTGAAACATTTAGACAGATTGTTGGCTTGATTGAAACACATCCGGCACTTGAGAAGGAAGTAAAGAAAATCAGGTGGCAACATGGCGCGGAGGAAATAGAATTATTTGGCAACAGGCGGTTTGTCGTGAAGGCTGCTAACAATGCAGCTAGAGGTTTAAGCAAACCTGAAACAATTCACATGGATGAGTTGCGAGAATACAAAGATGAGGATGCTTGGTCATCAATGCGTTATTCAATGATGAGTGCTAAAAATCCGCAAGTATGGGTTTATTCTTCAGCAGGTGATCAGCATTCAGTTATACTTAATAAATTACGCGAGCGGGCATTGGCATCAGCTACGACCAATGACCCAATAGGTTGGTTTGAGTGGAGTGCTGAACCTGATGCTCCTATCTTGCTTCCGTCAGGCGAGATTAACTGGAGTGCATTTGCTCAAGCCAACCCATCTTTAGGAATTACAATTCACCCAGACAACATTAAAGCTGCAATCAATGATCCACCGGATATTGTTAGGACTGAGTTACTCACACAATGGGTTGATACAATAAACAGCGCAATTGATCCGCAAAAGTGGGCTTTGTGTCAAATAGATCCAATACCATTAGATCCTGAGCAACCTACTTGGCTTGGCTTGGATTTGTCGCCTGATAGAAAGTTTGGCGCATTAGTAGCTGCTCAACGATTATCGGGGGAAAGATTTTATGTGCAATTGTTACACACTTGGTCAAATGATTACAGCTTAAACGATTTAGCAGTTGCCAACGATATTGCGCCTTATGTTAGAAAATACAATACGCAAACTGTGGCTTATAGCAAAAGGACAAGTCAGGCAGTTGCCAGTCGCCTAAGTTCTGCCGGCATTCAAACAACCGACATGGATGGGGCTTTATATGCGGAAAGTTGCGATAGATGGCTTGGAGCAATTAACTCACACAGGTTGCAACATTCTGGGCAAGCGGAATTGACCCAGCAAGTGTTATCAGCTGCAAAATTGCCTTATGGTGATGGCAGTTGGATTATTGGAAGGCGAGCAAGTCGGGTGGCGGTTTGTGCATCTGTGGCAACGGCATTGGTAACTTATTTTGCGACACAACCTGAAACGGAAATAGACATACAAATCGCATAAACAGGACTTTATGGTATATTATGGTCTAATGGGATTATTTGATCGATTTTTGACAAATCAAACACCAACAATTCAAACCGATGTTGCTGCCGCTAATACGCCTTACAATTTACAATCAGCTGTTGGCGGATTATTTTATGGAGCACAAACCGCAACACGCGAACAAGCAATGTCAGTTCCAAGTTGCGCCAGAGCAAGAAATATAATTTGCTCAACAATTGGATCACTACCTTTAGAAACATATAATCATTTTACAAAAGAACATTTAGATCCAAATAGAGTAATTATGCAACCAGATCCAAGAGTTGCAGGTTCAGCAATTTATGCTTGGATCGCTGAGGATTTATTATTTCATGGTGTCGCTTATGGACAAGTTTTGGATGCTTATGCTGCATCAGATAACAGTCGAGTTCGTGCTTGGACAAGAGTTGCACCTGATCGAGTTACTTACAACTTAAATGCAAATCAAACTGAAATTACTTCATACATGGTTGATGGAATGCATGTTCCGGCATCAGGCATTGGATCTTTAATTGTATTTAGTGGATTAGATGAAGGTGTGCTTAATCGCGCAGGTCGCACAATAAGAGCTGCTCAGGAATTAGAAAAGGCTGCTGAATTATACGCTAAAGAGCCAGTTCCCACAATGGTATTAAAATCAAATGGCACAAATCTTGCACCAGAGAGAATTACAAAACTTCTTGAAAGTTGGAAAGTTGCTAGAAACACAAGAGCAACTGCATTCTTAAATGCTGATGTTGAATTAACAGCTCTTGGATTTGATCCACAAAAATTACAATTAAATGAAGCACGCCAATACCTTGCAACAGAGATTGCAAGAGCAGTTGGCATTCCGGCAAGTTTTGTATCTGCTGAAACTACTAGCATGACTTATAGCACGACTGTTATGGAACGCAAAGCACTTATTGATTTCAGTTTAAGAAATATTCTTACACCAATAGAGCAAAGATTATCAATGGCTGATTTTGTTCCAAATGGTGTCGAGGTTCGATTTGACATTGATGATTTCTTGAGAGGTTCTGCTTTAGAGCGTGCTCAAGTCTATGAAATCCTAAACCGCATTGGCGCAATGAGCGTTGAACAAATCCAAGAGGAGGAGGACTTGATCCGATGAAGATCAATTTCCCAATAACAATAACCGCAGCTGATACAAACAAGCGAACAATAAGTGGAACAATTGTAAGCTGGAATGAAAAAGGTATGACCTCAGCAGGTGCTACTGTTTTTGCAAAAGACAGTATTGATTTCGCAAAACCAGTAAAATTATTGCTCGAGCATGACAAAACACGACCTTTAGGAAAACTTGTCGATATAACTGCTAATGATAAAGGTTTAGAAGGCACATTCAAATTAGCCAAAACTTTTGCAGCTGATGATGCGCTTGAGGAAGCAGCAACCGGATTACGCGATGGATTTTCTGTCGGAGTAATGGTTGATGCTTGGGATAACAAAGATGGCGCAATGGTCATTTCAAAAAGTTCTTTACAGGAAGTCAGTTTGGTGTCTGACCCAGCAATTGCCTCAGCAAAAGTTGAAAGCGTAGTTGCAACAAATACACCGGCAGAGAATTCCGAAGCAACCGCTGAGGATACAACAACACAGGAGGACAAAGTGTCTGATATAACTTCAGATGCTCCTATCGCAACCGAAGCGGTAGAAGCTGCAAAGTCTGAGCCTGTGGCAGTAGTAGCAGCGCAGTCAGTTGCTTACACAAAGCCACGCTCACCAATTATCAACAAAGCAACATACCTAGAGCATTCAGTTCGTGCTGCACTAGGAAACGATGAGAGCCGTCAGTATGTAATGGCTGCTGATACAACCAGCAACAATTCTGGCTTAATTCCAACACCACAATCAACAGAAGTTATCAACGGCATTTCAAATGCAGATCGTGGATCAATTGATGCAATTTCTCGTGGCGTATTGCCAGCATCAGGCATGACTTTTGAAATTCCAAAGATTACAACTGCTCCAACAGTTGGTGAGGAAGCAGAAGCAGCAACAATTGATACAACCGATATGGCATCATCTTTCGTAACAGTAAATGTTAAGAAATTTGCCGGCGGACAAACATTCTCAGTTGAGTTGCTAGATCGTTCATCACCAGCATTCTTTGATGAGTTAGTTCGTCAAATGGAATTCGCTTATGCAAAAGAAACAGATAAGTTTGTCACTAATGGCATTATCTCATCTGGCTTAATTGCTACAACAGCACAGGACAACACAAACACAGGACTTCTTGCTTATGTTGCACAAGCTGCTCAATTGGTTTATTCAAACTCATTGGGATTTGCTCGCAGCCTTGTGGTATCTCCAGAACAATGGGGTAACATCATGGGTTATAACGATGGTGGTCGTCCAATCTACAATGCTTCGAACCCACAAAACTCAGGTGGAGTAGTAGGACCTCAATCACTTCGTGGAAATGTTGCTGGACTTGATCTTTATGTATCTCGTTCATTATCAGCATTAACATACACAACTGGTGATGGATCAATGTTTGTAATCAATCCAGAAAGTTACACATGGTATGAGAGCCCACGCTTACAACTTCGTTCAGACATCACAGCAACAGGTCAAGTATCTGTCGCTTACTACGGCTATGGCGCACTTGCAACAAAGATCGCCAACGGATCAGTTCATTTCAACAAGAACTAACTAAGCCCGTAATGCCTACTGGTGCTCCCGCTGGTAGGCAGCTAGAAATGGGAGTATAGAGAGGAAGGTGCGTTTTGCCTACAATTATTACTGCTAGTCAGTTAAGAAGTGTGCTTGGCGTATCTTCTTCTCTTTATGATGACACTTACTTAAACCAAATTATTGAAACCGCAGAAACAGTCATATTGCCAATGCTTGTTACATTCAAAGCACCAATACAAGCTGTATCGCTGTCAGACAATGTTGCTACATTTACGACATTGGGAATACATGAATTTACGGAAGGACAATCAGTTGTCATCACAGGATGCGGATCGCCTTACAACGGAACAAGAACAGTTTTGGCAGACGATCTTGGACAATACACCTTTACGGCTGCAATCGTTAATGCCGATATACAAGAGGCTAATGTCATCCCATCCGGAACTGCTACCTTATCTGGTGCATCAACTTATGTTGGAAACGCAGCTGTTCAATCAGCCGTCTATACAGTTTCAGTCGAAGTCTTCCAAGCCAGACTTGCAGGAGGCGGACAAATTGAAGGAGTAGATTTTACAGCTACACCTTTCAAAATGGGTCGATCATTATTTAACAAATGCGTTGGATTACTTGGCTCATACATGGATACCGAAAGCATGTGTCAATAAATGCCTAATCAGACAATCCTTGAACAAATTCGCACACCTTTAGCAACCGCATTAAGTAGCGTTGCAGGAAATGTTTATGCATTTGTGCCTGAAACAGTAATACCGCCAGCCGTTGTGGTTGTGCCAGATAGCCCATACCTAGAATTTGAAACAATAAATAAAAGCAACATTAGAGCAAAAGTTAATTTTACTATCTCAGTTGCAGTCGCATATAACAGCAACCCAGCATCGCTCGACAACATCGAGCAGTTAATAATAAGTGTTCTGGCAGTAATTCCAGCAGGATATATTGTCAGCTCGGTCGAAAGACCAACAGTTACCACAGTCGGAGCATCGACTTTGCTTATCGCAGATGTTCGAGTATCTACCTACTACACACGCACAGTCTAAGGAGAAATCATGGCAACCACAGTAATAACCGGTCGCGATATTTCGTTGTCTTTCACAGGTGGAACAGACATCGAAGCACAAGCAACCAGCGCAATTTTAACAAAGGTCAATGAGCGTCAAACATATCAAACATTAGATGGTGAAGCATATAAAACCACTAATTTATCTGGCACATTTGAATTACAAATGCTAGCTGACTGGGGTAAGACAAGCTCAGTCTGTGAAGCAATTTGGGCAGCAGCAGAAAGTGCTCCAGATACAGCAATCCAAATTACACTAACATCAGCAACAGGCGCACAATTTGTGTTTGGAGTATTTCCAGAATTTCCAACAGCAGGTGGCGCAGGCGTTGATGCACAAACAGTAACTTTCAATTTCAAAGTTGATAAAGGTGCAGTAACAGAAACATTTAGTTAAGAAATAGAAACGGGAGCAAAAAAATGAAGTTACCAATTACAATTGAATATAGCTCAGGCGAGCAAGCAACATATATTGCCCAACCGCCTGAGTGGGCTAAATGGGAAAAGACAACTGGCAACACTATAAGCCAAGCGAAAGAAAAACTTGGCATGTGGGATCTGATGTTTTTAGCATATAACGCACACAAGCGTGAAGCTGCTGGAAAGCCAGTTAAACCATTTGATGCATGGATGGAAACAGTCAGCGATGTAATAGTCGGTGATGCAAACCCAAAAGCCACGCAGCAGGAAGCCTAAGCAGATTATTGGTTGAGTTGGCAATAGCCACCAACATACCAATGAGTGAATGGGTTGATGCAGACGACATTTTGACAGCGATAGAAGTATTGGAGGCGAGGTATGGCAAGTGAAACAATTGCTTACAATCGCAATGACATACGCGATATTCTCAAGGCTTTCAAAGTTATGGATGCGCAAGCGACTGAAGAGGCAAGAGTTCAGTCTAATCTTTTGGCGACTTATGCAGCTGAAGAAATTAAAACGGCAGCTAGAGGCAGAACAAAATCAGGCAAGGTTGCGCAGAGAGTTGCAGACGGAGTTAGCATTTCAAAAACAAGCAAAATCGGTGAGTTCAAATATGGTTTCGCACGACAGAAATTTTCAGGTGGGGCTAACACGCAAACCTTATGGGGTGGTGTTGAGTTTGGATCTAATAAGTTCAAACAGTTTCCTTCATATTCAGGACGGGAAGGCAGAGGTTCGCGTGGCTGGTTTATTTACCCAACGCTTCGCAGAATTCAGCCTGAATTGATTAACCGATGGGAAGCTGCATACAATCGCATTTTGGATAAGTGGTCATAATGGCAAGAGATAGTAGAACCTTATCGCTCAAGATCCTTGCGGATATTGATGACTTAAAAAAGAAATTAGATCAAGCCGACAATGCCGTTGAAAGCAATAGTCAAAAAATAGCGGCATTTGGAAAAAAGGCTGCTGCTGCATTTGCCGTTGCTGCTGCTGCTGCCGTTGCCTATGGCACTAAATTAGCCGTTGATGGGGTTAAGGCTGCGATAGAAGATGAGGCTGCACAACTTAGGTTAGCCAATGCATTACGGGCTGCCACAGGTGCTACTGATGCCCAAATAAAAGCAACAGAGGACATGATCCTTAAAACATCACTTGCCACAGGTGTTGCCGACGATCAGCTTAGACCGGCATTACAAAGATTGGCTGTATCTACTAAAGATACTGAAGAAGCACAAAAGTTATTAAGCCTTGCACTAGACATAAGCAAAGGATCAGGTAAAGATTTAGAGCAGGTCGCTAATGCACTTGGTAAGGCGCAGGATGGCAACACAACTGCACTTGGCAGATTAGGACTTGGATTATCTAAAACCGAACTTTCAACTTTATCTTTCACAGAAGTTCAAGCCAAACTTGCAGAACTCTATGGTGGTGCAGCTGCTACAAACGCAGAAACATTTCAAGGCAAGATTGATCGATTAACTGTTGCATTTGATGAGGCTAAGGAAAGTTTAGGATCTGCATTGTTGCCATTTGTCGAGCGATTTATCACTTTCTTGAACGACAAAGGCATTCCAACACTAAATGGATTTATTGCAGGACTTACAGGCGATGCAGGATTAAATGCAGCATTGACAGAAACTCAACAAAACGCTGCAAGTTTTGGCAGGACTATTGCAAGTATTTCAGGCATCATTTCAGGATTTATTACATTCTTAAGAGAAGCAATTGGCTTAGTTGTATCACTTGCAAATGAACTTATCCGCGTAGTTAATATAATTCCCGGAGTTAATATCGGTGCATTACCTAACCCAGCACCATCAGCAGGTAGATCATCATTGCCATCAGTTCCTAAAGGCGGATCTAACTTTACTTATGGCTCAGGCAATCCAGTTAATATCACTGTTAATGCAATCGATGGTGAAGGTGCTGCAAGAGCTGTCGCAAGTGTGTTAAATACGAGCGCAGCAAGATCAGCAGGATTATTAGTCGGTGGAACAGTAGGTAGATAATGACCGCATGGTCACCAGATTGGAAACTTACGGTTGCCGGTGTTGATTACACCGACATAGCGATTAGCGATATTCAACATCAAGCAGGTCGAACAGATATTTACCAGCAACCAAATCCATCTTATTTGCAAATTACATTTGTGGCGTTGTCTGGTCAAACTTTACCATTTGACATTAACGATAGTTTAAGTCTGCAAGTTAAAGATACATCAGCCGCTTATGTCAATATATTTGGTGGGGACATTACAGATATAACTGTGAGTGTTGGCGCGACTGGTGCAGTTGCAACTGTTATTGAATACACAGTTCTTGCAATGGGATCACTTGTCAAATTAGCAAAAGAAATTTACAACGGCACAATCTCACAAGATGAAGATGGCAATCAAATTTATGATCTATTGTCTAGCGTATTACTTGGAACTTGGAACGATGTGCCAGCAGCTGAAACATGGGCGGGTTATGATGCAACTACAACATGGGCTAATGCTGAAAATCTAGGACTTGGTGAGATAGATCAACCGGGCTTATACACAATGGAAAATAGAGCAGCCGAACCAGACACGATTTACAACATTGCAAGCCTTATCGCTAACTCGGCATTTGGTTATTTGTTTGAAGATAATGAAGGAAATATTGGTTATGCTGATGCTGATCACAGGCAAAACTATCTGCTAACAAACGGATATGTTGATCTAAGTGCTAATCATGCATTAGGTCAAGGACTTAGCACCATTTTAAGATCAGGTGATATTCGCAATGATGTGTATATCAATTATGGCAATAATTTTGGATCACAGGAAACTGCAACATCGGCAAGTTCTATTGCAACTTATGGTTACAAAGCAGAAAGCATAAACTCGGTTCTTCATTCAGCCATTGATGCTCAAGCTGTGGCAGATCGATATATTGCTCAACGAGCATTCCCACAACCAGCATTCCAGAGCATTACCTTCCCAATCACAAATCCAGAGATTGACAATAGTGATCGAGATAATCTGCTAGGTGTATTTATGGGGCAACCGCTTAACCTGCAAAACCTACCTGCTCAAATCTCATCAGGTGAGTTTGAAGGATATGTTGAAGGTTGGTCATGGAGCACTAGGTTCAACGAATTATTCCTAACAATTAATTTGTCGCCTGTGGCATATAGCCAAGTGGCGATGAGATGGAATACAACACCAATCACAGAGGCATGGAACACTTTAAGCCCAACATTGACATGGGAATACGCTACAATCGTAGCCTGAGATAAAGGACAATATGGCAACCACTACCAATTATGGCTGGACTACACCAGACGACACCGCTCTGGTTAAAGATGGCGCAGCTGCTATTCGCACGCTTGGATCATCTGTTGATACAACAACAAAAGCATTAAACCCATCAACAACTCTTGGTGATATTGAATATCGTTCATCGACTGCAAACACAAACACTAGACTTGGAATTGGAAGTAGTGGTCAAGCACTAACAGTTGTTGCTGGAGCACCATCTTGGGCTGCTAGTTCAACATCTGTTTTAACAACTACTGGCGACACACTTTATGCTTCTGCTGCAAATACTTTGGCTCGACTTGGAATTGGTAGCACAGGAAATGTGCTTACTGTTGCTGGTGGAGTGCCAAGTTGGGTTGCACCTGCTTCAGGCAGTTTAACTTTATTATCTACAACTACATTATCAGGCGCATCAACTACAATTTCAAGCATTGACCAAACCTACCAATCATTATATGTTTTAATAAATGGTGTTACTAATTCAACCAATGATGCTGATTTTAACTGTTTGCCAAACAATGTCAATAACTTAGTTAGTATGGGTGGTTTTGATCAAGGCTCAATATTTGGTGGTATTTATGCCAGTTATATCCGATTAACTGGAACTAATGTTGAATATAAAAGAAGTGATGCTAACAATGTTTGGACAATAAGATTTGATAATTATGCCTCCACAACTGCTATGAAGCCTTTTATTGCTAACTCAAGTTTTATTGAACCAAGTTACAGCGATTCGCGAGCAGTATTTTTAGCAGGTACTTTCCGTTCAAATACAGCAATTTCTTCTTTAGTTTTTGATGTAGAAGGTGAAACTTTTTCAACTGGCACAGTAAAAATATATGGGGTGAAATAATGACTAGACCAATGATAAGAATACATAATACAGAAACAGATGAAATTATTGATCGCGAAATGACTGCTGCCGAATTTAAGATTTATGAAGCAGATCAAGCAGCAAGAAAAATTCGTAAAGCCGAAGCCGAAGCAAAAGCACAAGCCAAAGCAGAAATTCTTGATCGCATTGGTTTAACTGCTGATGAATTAAAAACGATACTTGGCTAATGAAGGCTTGGTTATCTAAAGCTGCTGTTCAACTGCGTGAGCAGATTGACGACAGTTTTGCCGATAGATCCCGCAAGTCTGATGGTTGGATCGGGGATCAAAAGCACCAAAGCACTAAAAGCGATCACAATCCGTTGCCTAAAACTGGTGAAGTTTGTGCTATCGATGTCGATGCCAAATTATGCGATCAGCCTGAAATGAGCATTTACTTAGCCGAGCAAATTAGAGTTGCTGCAAAAACCGACAAACGGATTAGTTACATAATCCATTGTGGCAAGATTGCTAGTGCTAAATCATTTTGGCGTTTTGTCAAATATCGAGGCATTAACCCACATACCAAACATATTCATATCTCATTCAAACCAAATCAAAAAGGCGAGTTCTTTAACATCCCACTACTAGGAGGCAAGTAATGAAACTGACCAACAAACACAAAGCAGCAATCAAGTCATATCTAAGAGCTGTTGCAGCTTCCGGTATTACTGTCCTGTTAGCAATTGCAGCAGACATTCGACCAGAGTATGCAATTCTGCTTGGTTCAATAGTTGCACCGCTTGCTAAAGCAATAGATCCAAGTTCAGGTAAAGAAGCAGATTATGGCGTTAATGCGAAATGACCGCACAAGAATGGGTTGGTATAGCCGTTGGCGTAACCGCCATATTTACAAGTTTATTGCTGGGTCTGCGCTGGGTTATTAAATCTTACCTGCAAGAACTTAAGCCTAATGGTGGCTCGAGCATGAAGGATCAATTAAACAGACTTGAACAGCGTGTCGATGATCTGTTCGTGTTAATCAGTAAGCGATAATTTTGTTATGGCGAACACACGAAAACCTATCAAACGCAAAAAGATCAATCGTCGCGTAGTTCGCCAAACCCGTGAAACGACCAAATTAGATACTCATTTCATTGCATTGCATGAAGCATTTATAGCTGCAAGGCGTGCTGGGTTTAGTAAAGAAATGGCGTTTTGGATTATGCAAGAGCCAAATGCTTTACCTGATTGGATCGCCAACACCAAATCCGATGCGATAATTCCACGCATAGATCCTGACGATGAGGATGACGATTAAGCGCATCGCTTTTGTGAGCGATTTACAAGTGCCATTCTTTGATGAATTGGCAGTCAAGTCAGTAGGCAAGTTTTTAACCAAATGGAAACCTCATCGCACTATATGCATTGGTGATGAAATAGATCTTCCGCAGCTTGGTGGTTTTAACGCTGGAAGTATTGATGAGATGGTCGGCAACATACATGAGGACAGATTACAAACTCAACAAGTTTTAACTTATTTAGGTGTTACTGATGTGCTTGGTAGCAATCATGGCATCAGGCTTTACAAATCGATCAAGAGGCGTTTGCCCAGCTTCTTAAATTTGCCTGAGATGCAATACGAAAAGTTTTTAGGTTATGACAAACTTGACATTAAATTCCATCCTTACGGCTTAGACTGGGCGCATGGCTGGACTGCCGTTCATGGTGATGCGTTTCCGCTGAGCCAAGTGCCGGGTCAAACAGCCTTAAACGGGGCTAGGAGGCTAGGAAAGAGCGTGGTGTGTGGTCACACCCATAGATTGGGTCAATCAGCCTTTACAGAGGCTTCCAGAGGTCAATTAGGCAGGACTGTGTGGGGCGTTGAGGTTGGCAATTTGGTAGATTTAAGCAGTTCAGGCATGGCATACACAAGAGGCTATGCAAACTGGCAAACTGGCTTCGCTGTGGCTTATGTTCAAGATCGTAAAGTGCAAGTAATTACCATCCCAATCAATGCTGATGGCAGCTTTATATTTGAAGGCAAGGTATATGGGGCTTGAAACAGACTATAAGCACCGCACGATTGATGACCATATCGATGATTTTGAGGATATTAGCGTTATCTAATCGTTATACAACACGCCGAAAGTAACTAAGCGAAGGTCATTGCTTTAGGTCATACTTTATGCATACCACAGATGGACTGTGGATATGTTGGGAGCGACATGATAGAAACAACAACCCCGTGGATATGGCTTTATTGCATGTTGGGGATAGTAATAGGTTATGGCATAGTAATTACAATGAAAGAAAACGCCTTTCAGTCAGGTTACTGGAAAGGTCGTAAAGACGGCTATGACATGCACCGTAGGATTACAGATACCAAGCGAGATCAAGTATTTAATTATGACAACAACAACTGAGAGCCTCTTTGATAATGTCATCAAAACTATTCATGCGAGAGGTGTCAGCTATGGGCATCCAATTACAAACCACAAAAGGATTGCCGAACTGTGGAGTGCATATCTTGGTTATCCAATCCAACCAAATGAAGTGGCAATTTGTATGGCATTGGTCAAGATCAGCCGGCAAGCTGAAGATCCTGCGAAACTTGACAATTACGAAGATTGCCTTGCCTACATCTCAATTGCCAAAAGCATCACAGATGCCATGCAAGACGACAGCGATGATTGGAAAGACTAATGGCATTTAACTTAGCGGAGTATGAGGATGTTGCCACGCTTAACAAATGGTTCATCCAAAACTTCCCATCGGGCAGATCTGACATATCTGTAATCAGCCATGATGCAGTCAATGGTTATATCTTGGTGCAAGCGACTTTGTGGCGAGATAGCAAAGATACATCACCGGCAGTTAGCAACATTGCATTTGGCGCAAGAGAAAGTTATATCCAAAACATGAAAAAGTTTTATGTTGAGGATACAGCTACAAGCGCATTAGGTAGAGCAATTATTCTACTCAAAGGATCTGACAAAACTGCTACAAAAGATGATATGAGGAAAGTTGATGAGTTTGTTCCTAAGTATTCTGCTGCTGGTTCTCGTGCTCGTGCTATGGAGCAAGCACTTTATATTGTCGATCAGAAAGAAAAGAATGCGGCAACGACAGATCCACAAGCTGTTGTCTGGAGCGTTGGTGATGTTGTTGATGCAATCGGCTCAACAAAACCTAAGGCACAAGAGTGCAAGCATGGAGTTATGATATTAAAAGAAGGAACTGCTAAAACTGGCAAGCCATATCATGGCTATGTTTGCAGCGCACCTAAAGGTGAGCAATGCAATGCTAAGTGGGCAGTTACAGCTGCTAATGGCAGTTGGTTCTTCAGAGAGGAGGAATAAATGGGATATGTTGAAATAATAGATGGCAGTCATTACCTTGCCCGCCTAGAAAACGACAAGGTAACGATTGAACCAACGATGGATCGATGTGTAAGCTGTAATGACGACAGATTATTACATGATGGTCAGTATTTGGTTTGCAGCCAATGTGATTGCAGGCAGTAGTATATGCCAATTTATGATGAGAATGGCGTTAGACAGCGCGAAGCAAAAGAGTGGCGAGATGAGTGGATTTCTGAACGCCATCGAACTTGGGGTTATGAACTGCCAGCGACCGATATTGATTTTATGTTACTTGAATATTCAGGCAGCAAGCCAATTGCATTGATCGAATACAAAACAATCGGAAGCATGAAATATGTCGGAACTGACAAAGTAATGCGAGGTCATGCACCAGTTAGTAATTTAGCTGATATGGCAAATCTGCCATCATTTATAGTTGCTTATGATATTAACGCAATTAAATTTTGGGTGTGGGCTACAAACAACCATGCTGAATTAGAGGTCTTAGGCGATAATTATGAAGCGATCAGCGAGAGCAAATTTGTGTCATTTCTAAAAAGATTGAGAGGTTTGCCAAATGAGTTTATTCAAGTGTAATGGTTGCAGTCGCAAGACTGAGTTTTTATGGCTCGAGCAGCTAGATACGCCGGAAGGTTTTAAGGCTTATCAGTGTATGGACTGTGGCTGTGTTGGCGTTAAGAATATAGCTGAGGCGTTATCTATTCCAGACAGCATAATTAGTCGATGCGATCAATGTGGATGTTGGCAGTTTAAAGATTTGCCTTGTCATACTTGTGCTTTGATTGGAGCAAAATGAGTTTGTATCATAAACACTTACTTATTAACGCCAATATCGATAAACCTTTTATGAGTGCTTATCAAGGTATTGACTTTCTCAAAGAATTAGTCAATAAGATCGATATGAAAATAATACAAGGTCCTTATGCATCCTATGTCAATAAAATTGGCAACAGAGGTCTAACAGCTGTGGTAATGATTGAAACCAGCCATATCGCCTTCCATATCTGGGATGAGAAAAAACCAGCCTTAATACAGTTTGATTTATATACCTGCGGATCACTTAAGGTGCAAAAAGTGTTAGATGTATTTATCGATACTTTTGAGGTAGATACTATGGATTGGGTGCTATTTGATCGAGAAAATGGGTTTGTCAAAGAACAGGAAGGTCGCTTATGAGTGATGGCGGTTATGCAGAAACTTGGTTAGAGGAGGATGATTTACGAATTACGACATGCCGTCTGACCTGCGGTTATGTTAATTGATTTGGAGGCATAGTGTAACATGGACAGAAAGCGTTCGATCTTAAATCGAAAAGCTGAGCCGCCAACGGCTAGGCTCGGAAGGCGCAGAGTTTGGGCGATCCTATTGCTAATTGCATTTAGCCTTTGCTTTTCAAAAGATTATTCCGTTGCTTATAGTCAATACAAAACACAGCATTATAAGCAATATACATTCATAGAATTAAATGATTTAGATCAGTATTACTGTATTGAGGAGCTGTGGCACAAGGAAAGCAGATGGTCGCCAACAGCTAAGAATGCAAGGTCATCAGCATTTGGAATACCACAAATTCTAAAGATGAAAGAACCTAACCCATTCAAGCAAATAGATAGAGGCTTACGCTATATTGAGCACAAACATGGAACACCATGCAAGGCATTACAGTTCCATAATCGTAAAGGATATTATTGATGAGTAGCAGTGCATTACGATCTACTGGTTCAACGCATAGATGGCGACAGATACGGAGTCGTATCCTGCGCAGAGATCAATTCATTTGTCAGTATTGCAACCAAGAAGCTACAACAGTTGATCATGTGATACCAAGAAGGCTTGGTGGTTTAGATAGTGATGATAATTTAGTTGCAAGTTGTCGTAGATGTAATTTAGCGAAAGGTGGGCGTTTTTTTGTGAGCGCACCGACACCACCGACCCCCCGTTCCTTTTCTAACCCACAAAACACCTCGATCAGCCACGATCAGACTGGATCAGATTGATTAACCTTAAAACTGGTGAGATAAGCGTAGATCACGCTCAATCGACATTAGGAGGTGTGCAAACACCGCGTATTCACTCAAAACTCAATGATTTGCCGTCTAAAGGTCAAGAGATGATTGATTTTGCAACCGAACTTGGAATCAATCTTATGGAATGGCAAAAATTCGTGTGCATTCATGCTCATAAAATTAAAGAAGATAATCGGTGGGCAACCGCCGAATTGGGGTTGTGCCTTAGTCGCCAGAATGGAAAGAGCACCTTGATGATGCTTCGAATTCTGACCGGCATGTTTGTGTGGGGCGAAGGATTACAACTTGCATCAGCTCACAGACTTACTACATCACTTGAAACATTTAGACAGATTGTTGGCTTGATTGAAACACATCCGGCACTTGAGAAGGAAGTAAAGAAAATCAGGTGGCAACATGGCGCGGAGGAAATAGAATTATTTGGCAACAGGCGGTTTGTCGTGAAGGCTGCTAACAATGCAGCTAGAGGTTTAAGCAAACCTGAAACAATTCACATGGATGAGTTGCGAGAATACAAAGATGAGGATGCTTGGTCATCAATGCGTTATTCAATGATGAGTGCTAAAAATCCGCAAGTATGGGTTTATTCTTCAGCAGGTGATCAGCATTCAGTTATACTTAATAAATTACGCGAGCGGGCATTGGCATCAGCTACGACCAATGACCCAATAGGTTGGTTTGAGTGGAGTGCTGAACCTGATGCTCCTATCTTGCTTCCGTCAGGCGAGATTAACTGGAGTGCATTTGCTCAAGCCAACCCATCTTTAGGAATTACAATTCACCCAGACAACATTAAAGCTGCAATCAATGATCCACCGGATATTGTTAGGACTGAGTTACTCACACAATGGGTTGATACAATAAACAGCGCAATTGATCCGCAAAAGTGGGCTTTGTGTCAAATAGATCCAATACCATTAGATCCTGAGCAACCTACTTGGCTTGGCTTGGATTTGTCGCCTGATAGAAAGTTTGGCGCATTAGTAGCTGCTCAACGATTATCGGGGGAAAGATTTTATGTGCAATTGTTACACACTTGGTCAAATGATTACAGCTTAAACGATTTAGCAGTTGCCAACGATATTGCGCCTTATGTTAGAAAATACAATACGCAAACTGTGGCTTATAGCAAAAGGACAAGTCAGGCAGTTGCCAGTCGCCTAAGTTCTGCCGGCATTCAAACAACCGACATGGATGGGGCTTTATATGCGGAAAGTTGCGATAGATGGCTTGGAGCAATTAACTCACACAGGTTGCAACATTCTGGGCAAGCGGAATTGACCCAGCAAGTGTTATCAGCTGCAAAATTGCCTTATGGTGATGGCAGTTGGATTATTGGAAGGCGAGCAAGTCGGGTGGCGGTTTGTGCATCTGTGGCAACGGCATTGGTAACTTATTTTGCGACACAACCTGAAACGGAAATAGACATACAAATCGCATAAACAGGACTTTATGGTATATTATGGTCTAATGGGATTATTTGATCGATTTTTGACAAATCAAACACCAACAATTCAAACCGATGTTGCTGCCGCTAATACGCCTTACAATTTACAATCAGCTGTTGGCGGATTATTTTATGGAGCACAAACCGCAACACGCGAACAAGCAATGTCAGTTCCAAGTTGCGCCAGAGCAAGAAATATAATTTGCTCAACAATTGGATCACTACCTTTAGAAACATATAATCATTTTACAAAAGAACATTTAGATCCAAATAGAGTAATTATGCAACCAGATCCAAGAGTTGCAGGTTCAGCAATTTATGCTTGGATCGCTGAGGATTTATTATTTCATGGTGTCGCTTATGGACAAGTTTTGGATGCTTATGCTGCATCAGATAACAGTCGAGTTCGTGCTTGGACAAGAGTTGCACCTGATCGAGTTACTTACAACTTAAATGCAAATCAAACTGAAATTACTTCATACATGGTTGATGGAATGCATGTTCCGGCATCAGGCATTGGATCTTTAATTGTATTTAGTGGATTAGATGAAGGTGTGCTTAATCGCGCAGGTCGCACAATAAGAGCTGCTCAGGAATTAGAAAAGGCTGCTGAATTATACGCTAAAGAGCCAGTTCCCACAATGGTATTAAAATCAAATGGCACAAATCTTGCACCAGAGAGAATTACAAAACTTCTTGAAAGTTGGAAAGTTGCTAGAAACACAAGAGCAACTGCATTCTTAAATGCTGATGTTGAATTAACAGCTCTTGGATTTGATCCACAAAAATTACAATTAAATGAAGCACGCCAATACCTTGCAACAGAGATTGCAAGAGCAGTTGGCATTCCGGCAAGTTTTGTATCTGCTGAAACTACTAGCATGACTTATAGCACGACTGTTATGGAACGCAAAGCACTTATTGATTTCAGTTTAAGAAATATTCTTACACCAATAGAGCAAAGATTATCAATGGCTGATTTTGTTCCAAATGGTGTCGAGGTTCGATTTGACATTGATGATTTCTTGAGAGGTTCTGCTTTAGAGCGTGCTCAAGTCTATGAAATCCTAAACCGCATTGGCGCAATGAGCGTTGAACAAATCCAAGAGGAGGAGGACTTGATCCGATGAAGATCAATTTCCCAATAACAATAACCGCAGCTGATACAAACAAGCGAACAATAAGTGGAACAATTGTAAGCTGGAATGAAAAAGGTATGACCTCAGCAGGTGCTACTGTTTTTGCAAAAGACAGTATTGATTTCGCAAAACCAGTAAAATTATTGCTCGAGCATGACAAAACACGACCTTTAGGAAAACTTGTCGATATAACTGCTAATGATAAAGGTTTAGAAGGCACATTCAAATTAGCCAAAACTTTTGCAGCTGATGATGCGCTTGAGGAAGCAGCAACCGGATTACGCGATGGATTTTCTGTCGGAGTAATGGTTGATGCTTGGGATAACAAAGATGGCGCAATGGTCATTTCAAAAAGTTCTTTACAGGAAGTCAGTTTGGTGTCTGACCCAGCAATTGCCTCAGCAAAAGTTGAAAGCGTAGTTGCAACAAATACACCGGCAGAGAATTCCGAAGCAACCGCTGAGGATACAACAACACAGGAGGACAAAGTGTCTGATATAACTTCAGATGCTCCTATCGCAACCGAAGCGGTAGAAGCTGCAAAGTCTGAGCCTGTGGCAGTAGTAGCAGCGCAGTCAGTTGCTTACACAAAGCCACGCTCACCAATTATCAACAAAGCAACATACCTAGAGCATTCAGTTCGTGCTGCACTAGGAAACGATGAGAGCCGTCAGTATGTAATGGCTGCTGATACAACCAGCAACAATTCTGGCTTAATTCCAACACCACAATCAACAGAAGTTATCAACGGCATTTCAAATGCAGATCGTGGATCAATTGATGCAATTTCTCGTGGCGTATTGCCAGCATCAGGCATGACTTTTGAAATTCCAAAGATTACAACTGCTCCAACAGTTGGTGAGGAAGCAGAAGCAGCAACAATTGATACAACCGATATGGCATCATCTTTCGTAACAGTAAATGTTAAGAAATTTGCCGGCGGACAAACATTCTCAGTTGAGTTGCTAGATCGTTCATCACCAGCATTCTTTGATGAGTTAGTTCGTCAAATGGAATTCGCTTATGCAAAAGAAACAGATAAGTTTGTCACTAATGGCATTATCTCATCTGGCTTAATTGCTACAACAGCACAGGACAACACAAACACAGGACTTCTTGCTTATGTTGCACAAGCTGCTCAATTGGTTTATTCAAACTCATTGGGATTTGCTCGCAGCCTTGTGGTATCTCCAGAACAATGGGGTAACATCATGGGTTATAACGATGGTGGTCGTCCAATCTACAATGCTTCGAACCCACAAAACTCAGGTGGAGTAGTAGGACCTCAATCACTTCGTGGAAATGTTGCTGGACTTGATCTTTATGTATCTCGTTCATTATCAGCATTAACATACACAACTGGTGATGGATCAATGTTTGTAATCAAC